CAAGAAGATACTGCTAGTAAAACAATAACAGAACCTGACGTTATTACATTTAAATCAACCGCTACAAACGGGTGTATCGGTAAAGGAGAACTAGACATTACTTCTATTGCAGGTGGTACTAAACCATATACTATAAAAATCACTAGCGGTTCAATTAGTGAGACTCAAACTCTTTCATCTTCAGATAATTCACATACATTCACAAATTTAGATAATGGTTCAAATCTAGGTGGTGATAACGGTTATACCATATTAATAGAAGATAACAACGGGTGTACTTTAGAAGATTTTATTGAAGTATTTGTACCAGTCACAAAATTAACCATTTCTAGTTTTAATGTTTCACCAACATATTCGGATGGTACACCTGTTCCTGTTAGGGTAGGTAGTAGTAGTAGAACGTTCACTGTCAATATAAATGGAGGTATATTCCAAGACAACTCGGCTGACTCTTCTCTTGTAGATTATGGTTACAAAATTGATGTAGAAAGAGATACTGGCACTGGGTTTTCTAAAATTAAAGATAAAGTTGATGTGACAGACACAACATATACATTTACTGATAATTATTCAAGTCTTAATTTATTTGACCCTACCGATGACCCACTACCAGTCCCAACTGGAACTAGTTACAGATACAGGGTTACCGTTTATGACAAAAATGGGGAGCCTGATGGGTGTAGTAAAATTAGTGTTGTTAAAATCGTAAATATACTTTTAAAACCGTAGATTAATGGATAATAGATATAAATACACGTTAAAAGAAAATAAGTCAAAATCAGATATAAATGAAGACTCATCTAGTCAAATTTATTTTGATAGTGAAAAAAGACTATTACCTGTGGGTGAAATAAACCATATAGTTGACTTGGGTGAACAATTTGAAAAAGAAAGACATTCTTCATTTATTTATAGACTACAAGGAACTGTTAACCCTTTATTTAGTAACCCGCTAATGAATCCAAGTGGCTTATTACCAATTAATAATGACCGAACCACCTCCGAAATTGAAGAATTTGGTAATGGTTTAAATATATTCGACCATGAATTATTTACAACAGACCCAAAAGTTGGTGATGAAATTTCTTATCCAGAGGCTTATGATAAATACTTAATAGAACGTGATGGTTGGTTTGGGTTTAATGACCCAAATATATCAAACGCTGGGCTTTGTAATTTTTACTATGTAGAACCAGGAAAGGGTAGATTTGATTTAAATTCAAATTATTTTAAGTTAAGTTCTGGTAATGAAAAAATAGAAAATAAAAACTGGGAAATAACAGTAACGTATCCTAATTCTATCGATGATACTCATCATATTATTTCAAATGGGTTATTAATAGTTCAGGTAGAATCGGCTATTGTTGGTGGCGTACCTATGATAGCATTAGCTACAGCAACAAGACACGGACTAGAAAACGGTGATAGAGTTAACATAACTAATGCATCACCAACAGTAAGTGATGGTGAATATACGGTTAAAAGATTAGGCTTAGATAATGGAGATTATATCCAAAATTATTTTGTAATAGATGTTGAACCAAGCTCAGCATTAGTCAGTGCAACCGCACCTACATCAATCGAAGCTAGACTTAAAAAAATAGTTGGAGGACAACCTTCTGAATATTACTTAAGAAAATTTAAAAAAGTGCCTATAAATTCCTCAACTGGTGTATTATTAGGTAACGGAGACTACGAGATGTATCCCTTAGCATTTAGTAATACAATATTTAATGATTTAAACTATCAATTTAATATTAATCAAGATATTGATTTAGAAGGGTTAAGAGACAATTTAGGTAGACCAATTAGTGAATTATACATAACATTTATAAAAACTAATAGTGATGGTATTTTCGGACCATTAAAATCTGGCTTAGATTTAGAAGATTTATTATATAATAAGGATGATATTAAATTATCAAACGCAAGAATAATTCATGATGGTACAACAACACCAGTTGAGACACACACACCCTTACCAGATGAAGATGATTTATATAGTAGCTACATTAATAACAGTGTAATTAATGATGAATTTTATGGTGATGTTGTTGAATACAATAAATTTACAGTAACTGAAACTATACTAGCTGATGTATTACATAGGTTTAATACAGTAAATAGAGAAGCGACATCTACAGTTTCTCTTAATAGTTCAAAAAGTTCAGTAAGGGGACCTAGAAGAGAGGGGTATTTATATAAACCACATCAGTTATATCAGATAAGAGAATTCTCAACATACATAGAACAAGGTGATTCATCAACAGAAGGTATTCCTGATTATGCTGAAGACTTAGGTGACGGTAGATTTCTATGGAGAGATTATTTAGACATAGGGTTTAATGACGGAGCCAATGAAGGTGTAAACTATCCGTTTACTAACGGAGCACACTACGTGCATAAAAACATTTGTCTTTCCACCATAAGGCAAGACCCTTATAATAAGTATGGTTTATATTACGATGGAGACACAAATGGACCATACACAGATACTAGCCCATTTGACCCATCAGACCCTATTGGTGATGCAATAACAAATAACTTTACAGTAAAATCAAGTCAAAATGTTTGTTAACAAATACACATTCGCAAATAATTTAAGTGGTGGCACTAGCTACAATATTAATGTGCCATTAGGTAATAATAGTGGGGTTGTTGGTCAACAAGAAACAATTGAAAAAGATTTTATTAATATTGAAGTTGAAAATTCTGTTAACCCTATACTTGATTATGAAAAAATTAAATTATTACCAAAACACAATGCAGACGGAATATTGGATAATATAACATATAGAGTTAATCTTTTAGACGGTGGAACTTTTAATACATCACTTAAATGGGGTGATATTGACTTTGATGATGATGATTTCAGGTTTAGAAAGAAATCATTTACTAAATCATTTTTAAGGTTAGATTTTTTTGATAGTGATATTGTAACTAATCAAAATTTAGTGTCATTTATTACACTATTTCCTGAATTTAGTTACGACGACACGTCTAGCGGCTCAATCCCAATAGCGGTTAACTATCCAGTAAGTTTTAAACTAGGGAATCCATTAGTTGATAGAAATATAAATGGAGAAGGATTTGCCTTATATGACTTTAAGGATGAAATATTACCTTCAGTACCTAAAAATTTATATATGAGAGGAACTTTCAATAACGCAAAAACAGGTATATCAACAGGTTTAATGTCTAGTAATAACTCATCATTAAAAATTGACGAATTAATAAGTAGTACCGAATGTTCAACTACAACTACTCTAATAACAAGTGGTGGTATTCTTAAAAATAACTTATTTACTAAATATATATTAACTAGAGAGACTAGTGGATATTATTATAAAATAGACGATACTTTTTCTGATAACGTAGACTACAAAAGTAAAAATACTACAACACCTAGCCCTACTAATACTAATGATTATATAATTAATTTATACCAAATAAATGCTGTTTAATGGAGATAATTAAAAGAAAAATATCACTTGATGAGTACACTAGTAGAAAAAAGGATAATTGGGGACAGATTACTGCCACAACTTTTAGTTTAAATGTGTTTTTTACACAAAACGGATACGATATGGGTATTGGCACGGAAACATCATTTATAGTTAAGAATAATTTAGATATAGTTCCAAGTGTTTTTTACGAAAAAGCACCCAACGGTAAGTTATTAACTAAATTAGCTGGTAGCGATTTTAAGTTTAAGGACGGAACAAGAACTAGTGTTCCTATAAATAGTAAAGTACCAAATACTAGAAACCCAAATAAAATAACTGGTGATTACTATATTAGCGGTGGCCCAGTAACAGGACTAACAGAAGACAGATTAGATGTGGTAACTTCTTACTCCAACACCGACCCATATCAAATAGATATTGACATAGATAAATCTTTAGATATTGATTATCAGGGTACTCCATATAACAATACGATAAGAGTTAAATCTAACGATGATTTAAACCCTATAACATACTTAATAGACGGTGATGACACAGAACCTTCAGACTTAAGTAAACCAGAGGTTACAAAGGGGGTATATTACGTAACTAAAACAGATGAAACAAGAACGGTATTAAGTCAAGAATACGGAGTGTCTAATATACCATTTACCGAAATGTATTATAATTCAGAAGGATTTAATCAAACAAATGTAGAATTAAATGCAACAACTAAAGAAGAATATTTATTTGGGATAACGTCAACACCAACGGTATTTAGTGATTTATTTATTGACAGAGGCAGAACCACCGTTTTACAGAGTCATATGCAATTAGGTGAGATAAAAAATATGGAAGATTTAATAAATTATGGAAATGGGTTTTATAATTTATAAAGACAGGATATTTATAATAAAGAATAAAATATATTAATATGAGTTCAGGAGTTTACGGTACAATAAGACCAGCAGACATGTCCCCAGAGGATGTTGAAATAACGGTGTTTTATTCAGCAAGTAGAGAATCAAACAATCCAAGTGTATTTAAATTAGATTCAGCTAATTTAACACCAATTAACAATCCAAACAACTCAGTTGGTTTTGAGATTTTTGGTGGTCTATACACTCTAAAATTACCAGTTAGTGATTTTGGTACTAAAGGAATATATACTATAACATTTAAACCTAAAGAAATTAGAACAAGAATAGTTGATTGTGGTGTTTTATCAGCATTTCCAGACATTAAGGGTATTTTATTCGATACTTCTGACCCAGCACTAAGTGAAGTGCTTGAGTCTTTTGAAAACAACAACTTAGTTGGTTATAGAGTGGAATACATTAATACTGACGTTACAGTACCAGATAAAAAAATAAAGAACTTCTTTAGAATAGTAACTTCTAATAACAGAGCCGAACCAGTTAATCAGAATTTAACAAATGTTAATCAAAAAGCAATTAGATATAGATTTAATGATAACTCAACACTTTCATTTTGTACATTATCTCCATCGGCACCAAGTAATGTTAACCCAAATGTCTTACCATATATTGGGTCACCTAATCAAGATGTAATAATAACTAACACTTTCTTCTCACCATTTATTTTGGAGGTTGAAATTGTTGATTATGATATTGAAAGTTTAGCTATTGGTATGTTTGGTAATCAAAGTAAAAGTCTTGAAGATGGTATTTATACTGTTTACAACTTTGAGAGTGAGATTTATAAGCAATACAATCTATACGAAATTAAAGATAGGTTTACTGGTAAACCATTATTTGAAATTAAAGAGAATAGACTTAATAACATTGATTTCGGTAAAGAATTCGGTGATGTATCAAACACATAAAATAAATGAGCGAAAACGATAGAATAAGGGTAGTCGGTTATGCACAAAGAGTATTTTATGGTGACGGTATAGAATATAGAAACTTTACTGACGGAATAGTTGGAAATCAATTTACAGTGAACCCAGATGGGGAAACCTCTCTATTTACTTTTGGTAATTTTGTTACAACAACTAACTATGAAGGTAGGTCTAGTAGAATATATAGTACTAATAAATTTAGTAAATATTATTCGTTAGATACATACAAACTACTCCCAAGTGAAAATAAAACATTAATTAAAAATAACCTTAATGTAACCCTTAATCCAGATAATACTAATTTATCTAATCTTGTATACTTTGGTTCTTCAACAGAATTTGTAAGAGTAAGTCTTGAAAAAATTATTACAGAATGGCCAGCATCATTATATTTAAGGCCATTAAGAAGTGACGGAATCAATACCATTGTTGGTAATACTGTAACCGATTACAGTTATGACCCAGTTTTAAATAAATCAAGATTTAAAGTAGATACAAATTTCATAGATAATAAATTTGATATAAACTTTTTAAAGAACGGTACAATCATTGACACATTTAATGAAAAAAATGATACCAGAAACCTTACAGTTAACTTTAATAAATACGCTATATTAATTAATGAAAATGAATATAATATTATTAAATTTAGCGGTGCAAACACTACAGCTAATGATTTTATAACTATTGAAACTAAGGGTGACCCATTTGGGTTTAATGGTTCGGTAGATTCTAACTCTACTTACCATATAAAACCTAATTTTTTAAACTCAGAGAGATTCTTTAATAGCTTAAGTGGTTTTGAAACAAATTTATTAAACAGACTAACAGTACCAATATACACATCTAAATTTGAATTTAAAAGACAAGAAGATGACGGAACGATAACTATCGGTGAAGAAATATTATCTTGGCCTGTATCCGATGGATACAACATAGATTATAACACTACAGATTATATTAACTTTGTAAGTAAACTATTAAAGATTACTAGTGACAAAGACGGTGTTGAAACAAACTTAATGGCTAGGTTTTTGACTGCACAAGCAATATCTGACTTTGACACACTACCAGGATACAATAGTAATGAAGAAGAAACAGCTGGTCAAAAAATGAACAGAACTCTTAAGATTTACGGTAGAGAGTTTGATGAAGTTAAAAAATATATCGATTCAATATCTTTTGCCAATGTAGTATCTTACGATAAAAAGAAAAACACACCAGACCAGTTAGTTAAGTATTTAGCTAGAGTATTAGGATGGGAATTAACTAGTTCTATTGTAGAAAATGACATAATAAGTTCATACTTAAAAGTTGGGGCAAGAAGCTATGCTGGATATAGCAGAGGACTAACACCAGCAGAAGCTGAAATTGAATTATGGAGAAGACTTATACTTAATTCATCCTGGATTTGGAAATCTAAGGGTACAAGAAAGGCTATAGAGTTCTTCTTTAAACTAATAGGTACACCAGATGGTCTTATAGACTTTGATGAATACGTTTACGTAGCTAAAGAACCTATTGACATGGATTTATTCT